TAGATATTGCTCAGCCTTGATTCTTGGCATGTTGCCAACATCTACATAGAATACTCTTCTCTCTGGCGCGCGCGAGAGTCTATAAATTACAATTGCATCCTCTACGAACCTTAGTTGATTGAGTGGACGAATTGCTTTGTGTAGATAAGAAAGTACGAGCTGCTTTGATGGATCTAGAAGTCCAGAGGTTGTGTATACGATTGAATCTTTAGCAAATGTAATTCCACCTGAACCAGATGCTCCAGTTAGTTGACTGTATTGATTATTTTCATTTTTGTTCATTATCTTTTCGTTGTAAACATAGAATTCATCAATTCTCTCTACAATCTCTCGACCATCAGCGTCTTTCTTTTTTACAACATTACGAACTTTGCGAATTCTTCTTGGATCGATATAAATCAATTTTTGAATTCCATCTCTTGGATTCTTTTTATCGATGACAACATGATAATAAAGTCTACCATCGATATACCATTTACGAAATGTGTCAGCACCATCATTTCCGAAATTCATGAGTTTCAATATATTCTGAAACTCATCACGAATCTTTTCTTTGATTGTGTCATTTTGATCAAGATCGTCGAGGATAATTGAGACAGTTTTTGATTGTTTGTCGTGAATAACTGCTTCGTTCATAATGTCATCAACAGCAGCTTCAATTTCGGGTTGAAGTGACATTGTGCGGTATTTCGTGATCAAATCAATTTCAGAACGATAAGAACCATCGATGTCAACGAAGAACCCATAAGATCCTGTCGAGGCAACACTAACTGCACCATCTTCAATCGCAGGAGTGATTGGTGTCTGTATTTCAATTGCGACTTGCTGTTTGTCGCGGACCAGTTCAAAACCAAATAATTTAATTGCCAAGTGCTTCTCCTAAGGAAAGGGGGAGGGATCCCTCCCCCCTTACTTATATCAAGTATTATACATTGAGAACGCTAGAGAGAGTTCCAAGTATTGAACCTGTTGTCTCATCTGCGTCTGGAGTAGTCCAGTACTGAACAGCAAACGTTACTGAGAATTCTTCTACCTGATCGTTTGCACCCCAGCTAACTTCAATTGGAGAAATATCAATTGGAAACATTCCATAGAATGTATATTGCTTGATACGATTTCCCGTCTTACCATATTGTATAACGCTCGCATCTACACCATACCCACCATCAACGGTAAGTGCAATTGGATTTCTAAGGTTAGACTCAGAACCATTGATTGCATTTACCCATCTTTCCATTGAGTTACGAATTACGAAATCTTCGTCGTTGATAACGTTAACAGTCCATTCAGGATATGTTCTGTTTCCAGCCAGCTTTACTTCTCTTCCGAAGTAAAACACTGGCGCAACACCAATTGTTGTTCCTGGTAGCTGCGCTGTGTTACACATGAATCTAATTTTTTCATCAACTCTGCCTTGCGCTTTAGCGAAGCCAGGAACATTCATCCTGACTTCGAACAGATTTGGACGCGCACCATCACCTGTAATTTGTTGACGAAATTCGTTTACATTGAACGCCATGTTATTCTCCTACTCGATACTATCGATTAAAACTTACCAACGATTTCATTGAATTCTACACCAGTTCGAACAGCAACGAAGTTCAGCTGAACGAAGTTGATGCTTCTTGCAGGTTTGATGTAAATGTCGCCGACGAATTGATTCGCATCAATAACCGCAGCAGTGTTGTTTGTTTCATCACACACAACTCTGAAGTCGTAAATTCCACGACGACCCTGTACAGTTCTGAGGAATGGTTCAACCAGACTTACGAACTGTGCTCTTGTAAACTCATCATTGAATTCAAAGAGGCTGGCTCTTGCTGCTCTTGCAATCGCTTTCTCAAGAACAATAAACAGACGACGAACGTTGATTCTATCGAAAGAAGATGGCTTAATCGAAAGAGTCTTGTCGCCAAACAGTACTGTTCCTTCTCCTGGGAGAGAAACAACTGGGTTTACGCCAGCTTTGTACAGTGTGTCTCGTTGAGTCTGATTTGGATTGTACGCGAGCTTGACAACATTCTTGATTGCACCTCTCTGGAAACCAGCAGGTGAGAACCAAGGATCTCTTTCGCGATCAGTTCTTGCACAAAGACCAGCGATGTCACCATTCAGTGGCACCCAACGGTATTTATCATTGTACTTATCGTACATGTACTTCCAACCACTGTCATGAACTCCATAAGAGTTTCTTGAAGCAAGTCCATTTGCTGTACCAGAGATACTATCTGTTGGATCTGTATCCAAAATAGTATCTTCATATGTTGGGGAAATAAACGCAACGCAGTCTTTTCTAGATTCTGCAATATCAAGCAGAGTTCCAGCGACTCCTTTGTCGTGACCATCAGCAGCAATTAGTAAAGAAAGATCAATGTTCTGAACGTCTTCATAAAGCTCATATGCAGTTTGTAGTTGACCTGTAGAAATTGTACCATCGGCACCATTCCCGAGTCTTACTGTTACTACATCTCCAGCGCCAAACGTTGTGTTCAGTGCAGCATCGCCCCAATTCGAAGCATCGGTAGATCCAGTTCCAGTTGCTGGATGTCCAACCCAGTACACATACTGTGATTTGTTGTAAAGAACTTCTTTGTAATAGTTCGTTGAACCATCGTCAGTTCTTGCATCTGATGCTTTGGAAAGATATCCAAATCTCTCAAGAGTTGCTCCTGGTGTTCCTGTGAACAGACCACCAGCATCAACCACTACAACATGAAGTTCATCATCTGCTCCGTTCTTTCCATCAACGAAATCTGATGTCCCTGGAGCACTGTCAAATAGGGATTTGTAAGTCCAATTTGCAAATGCAGCTGCAGATGGGCAAATAGAAACCAGCAAAGAATTACCTTTGTTGCCAGCATATCTTGCAGCGAAAGAACCATTAGCAGTCGAGGTTCCCTGATATTCTGGGGAAGCTGCATAATCGCTGGTATTCTCAAGAAGAACTCTTCCTGGAGTTACCGCAACAAGTTCGCTTACAGTTTGAGCTGTTGCAGAGGTAAATGCAGTATTTACTCTGAGAAGAGTAGCAGACTGAACATTAGTTACTCTCTTATCTTCAGAATTAATTCTGATGAAATCATTGACCGCTAAATCAGAATTGAATGCTGTTGCTGTCCCGATAACTGCAGTTGCTGGGTATGTTGCATCAGCAGAAGCACCAGTTAAAACTTCGCTGAACACTGTATTAACAGTAAGAGAAGTGTTACTTATGATTGTTGCGACAGTCTTAATAACTGCGTTCACTGTTATCTCATCGCCAGCGACTAGTTGTGTTTGGAAAAACGTTCCACTTCCAGTCACTGTCGTTGAAGTGTTGGAAATATCAACTGTTCCCGTTAATGCTCTTGTGCCGCCAGTATTCGCTGTTCCAGAAAGAGCTGTCACAGTTTTTAGGTTAGCACTTCCAACTGCATTGTTCGAAGTTGTAGTGCTGATAGCTCTAGTTACTAGAAGATCATTAGAGTACGCCAGGAAACTGGCAGCTGTAAAGAATACATTTGCTGTATCATTATCTGGTGCGCCAAATCGACTGACAAGTTCAGTTTCACTTGAAACACGAACTATCTCGAGCGCAGGACCCCACTTAAAAGCGCCAGCAATAGCGCCCGTAGATACCGAAATAGCTGGAATTGACGCAGTAAGATCAATTTCAGATACGTTTATACCAGGTGAAACTTGAAATGCCATTTTATTCTCCTAAGTTCATGGAAGGCGTCAGTATACATTATTTATAAAAATGAGAATTTCACCATCTATCATCAGAAGGTGATGGTACTGAGAACCAAACAGCATCCTTAGCTCTTGTCATTCCTTTATCTATCACACCATATTTATCCTCAAACTCATCTTCATATGTCGAAAAGAAAGGTGAAGCTAGTTGTTCTTCAATCGCTTTCATCTGTTCATCATACATTCGGCGTCTTACATCTACGTTCGTTAGATCTCTAAAAAATGGTTGAGTTGCCAGCCAACCGAAAAGCACCAAACACATAACCATGTCGTCATGTTTACCATCTTCAGCAGCATACGTTCCATTTCTTCTTAGTATAAAGCATGAAAATTCTTCAATCACTTCAAAGTCATTTACGATCAATTCATAGTTCTCAATCAATGCCTTGATTGAGTTACAACCAACAGTCTTTGTTCTTTTCGTTGTTCGTATTCCCATTGTACGAACTTTACTCAGTTCAGAAACTCTTGCATCGCCCCTGTCTAATTCAGTGAAGAACATGTTCTCATATTCTAGATCATGATACAGAATATCTGCAACCTGACCACCAGAGTCATTGTTTTCAATCAATAAGTAAGCATCGTTGTAATATTTACCTGCTTGTTGAATAACATTGGGAAACAGCAAAGGTGATATGAATGCATTCTTATATTTAGCTACCATTTTGTATGGCTTTTGTGTAATATCAATCACAACGAATGCGGAGGCATCAAGTCCATTTCCTCTCGCAGTGTCAGCAATCAAAACATAGCTGTGATCTTTTACAACTTCTTCGTGAATATCCATTCCATTCAGAACTTGACGAATGGCTTCTGAGAATGTCATTCTCTTCAGTGCAGTTCCTGAAATCAGTGTTCCAGAACTACCGAGGAATTCGCATTCAACTTCTTGTAGATACTTCTGTTCACCCAATGCGTTTCTTTGATCTTCAGCCCATGCTTGATCACGACCAGGAACATCTCTCCAATTTGCTTCGAAGAACTTGAATCCATTCATTCCCTTATTCGCTTCAGTCCACATTCTATAGAAGTGATTCATACCATTTGGTGTTGATGAGATCAGAATCTTCGACGTCTTACCAGACGAAATCGTTGGGTATACTGAAGTGAAGAATTCTTCTGCAATGTTAGTTGGGACGAATGCGAATTCGTCAAGATACAGAAGGTTGATACTGTATCCTCTGATTGCAGTTGATGCAGTTGAGTCTGCCATTGTTCTGCAACCATTTTCCAATTCAATGTCACCTTTGTTCCAAGTTTTGACGCCTTGTTGCAACCATAATGGTAATGCTTCGTATGCTAGTTTGATACGATTCAGAATCTCTCTTGCAGTCTTAGCTTTGTTTGCCAGAATCGCAACTGTTTTATCTTGATTGAAAAGAATATACCAAAGCAAATATCCGACGACCGTTGTCGTCTTTCCGACCTGTCTACCTGCTTTGATGATGACTTGGCGTTCATCGTTGAACATCGTGACAGCTTTCTTCTGAAAGTCATACAGATCGATGTTGACGAAACCTCTATCAATCGTGACAATCTTTACATAGTGTTGAATGAAATAGATTGGATCATTAGCGCATAGAATGTACTCATCAATTTCGTCTTGGGTCATTGAGACCTGAACGCCAATTGATTTGAGTTTAGGATTTCCTAGATAATTCTTAAGATTCAGAATCGACATTGTTTCTTACTTTCTTCAGTAAATCAGCAGTTGATCCAACGAAAATCGCTTTGTCGACTGTTATCTGTGTTTCTTGTTTTTGCCCAACAAGTTCTTTCTTGAGCTTATGCAAATTCATCAACTTATCATTTACATCTCCAAGATTCTTGATCAATGTGGCTGCAACTTCATATGCTCTTGGATGTTGAGATTCATTCGCAACTGACAGTATTCCGTGAACTGCACTTTTACCCTGATCGATCAGATCATACAAATTTGAACGTGTGTATTCATAATCCGACTCAACATCATCGTCAATACGTTGAATCGGATTTGGTTTTACGTCGAT